CACCATCCTGTCGGCCGACCGACCCGATCGACTGCGCGGTCCGCAGTGCTTCGTCGCTGGAACGCTTGTCGAGACCGAGGCGGGGCCCAGACCGATCGAGGCCATTGCCGTTGGCGATTTGGTCGTAACGAGACATGGTCTTCGACCGGTTGTAGCAACGGGTTCGAACGATGCCGAGGTAGGCGTCGTCAGCTTCTCAAACGGGGCTTCTCTCACTGGCACAGCCGATCATCCGGTCTTATCTTGCGAACAATGGGTACCACTCGGCAAGCTGACGAAGGGCTTGAGGGTATTCGTTGGCGCGTTGGAGCGAACGGATACGTCATCGGCTACGCGAACGGTCGCCACTACATCCAACACCGGGTCATCTGGGAGCAGGAACTCGGGCCGATCCCGCCTGGTTGGCACATCCATCACAAGGACGGCAACCGGGCGAACAACGCGATCGAGAACCTCGAGTGCGTGCCACCCAGAACGCACTACGACAGGCACGTCGAGTCACGAGAGGTGTTCGACATCGATTGTTCGGACTGCGGCAAGCCATTCCCCAGGAAGCGGGGCGGCTTCACATCGGCGTGCCCTGCGTGCCAACAGAAGCGCGCGGACGAGGCCAGAAGGAGCACCCGGAAGTGCGAGCACTGCGGGCGAGAGTTCGTGTCAAGGCGCGGACGGTACTGCAGTCAGCGTTGCGTCAACCTGGGAGCACGTTGGCGTTCGACGGGTGTTCAACCTCACGGTTGAGGGCCTGCCGGAGTACTTCGCCAACGGGATTCTCGTTCACAACTGCGACACGTTTTGGGCGGACGAAGTTGCGGCCTGGCGCTTCCAGGAAGCGTGGACGCAGCTGCAGTTCGGGTTCCGGCTCGGAACGAATCCGCAAGGCATCGTCACGACGACGCCCAGGCCGATCGCGACGATCAAGAAGCTCGTCAAGCGTGCAGGCGCGGATGTCGCCCTTACGAAGGGCTCGACCTACGAGAATCGGTCGAACCTCGCTAAGCCGTTCTTCGCCTCCATCCTCACCGAGTACGAGGGGACGAGGCTCGGCAGGCAGGAAATCGATGCCGAGATTCTCGAGGACAACCCGAACGCGCTCTGGCAGCGCACTCGGATTGATGACCTTCGACTCAGGGTCAATGACGATGGGTCGTACTCGCCCGCGCTCCCGCCCATGCGGCGGGTGGTCGTCGCCATCGACCCGGCGGTATCGACCAACCCGAAGAGCAACGAGACCGGCATCATCGTCGTCGGCCTGGGCGAGGACGGGCACGCCTACGTTCTCGATGACCTCTCCGGGGTCTTCTCGCCAGCGCAATGGGCAGCGCGAGCTCTCGAGGCCTTCGACCGCTGGGAAGCGGACTACATCATCGGCGAGGTCAACAACGGTGGAGACCTTGTCGAGCGCAACGTCCAAGCCGAGCGCCAGGGTGTGCCGTTCAAGGCCGTTCACGCGTCGCGGGGCAAGGCAACCCGGGCAGACCCGATCTCGACCCTTTACGAGAAGGGAAGAGTCCACCACGTGGGAACGCTGCCGAAGCTCGAGGACCAGCAGTGCGGATGGGACCCAGCGAACGATGAGACATCGCCAGACAGGGTCGACGCTCTCGTGTGGGGCATCACTGCCCTCGACCTGAACAAGAAGCTCCAGGACTACGACGGACTCCGGCGGGGCCGACCATCGAGCAGGTCAGCGCGAGGCGGAAGCAGACGGTAACCGAATGACCCACTGGCGAACCAGAGCATCGACGACTCTCACGCAAGTGGGGAGGCGTGTGCTCGCTATCGCCAGTGCCGTGTCGCTCGCTGCGACTGTTGTGCCGCGCATCCCGAAACCTGCGCCGTTCATCGAGTCGTCCGTCCGTTCGTCGTCAATCGAGTGGTCGCCCACGCTCATCAAGCGTGCGGAGGCGATGGCGGACACCGGCAACCTCCGGCTTGCCGCTCTGCTGTGCGATGAGATTCTCGCCGACGACCGAGTGAGCGGGTGTCTGCGCGAGGTGCGCGTCCGGGGCTTGCTGGGGCTGCCTCTCGAGTTCCAGCCGCCGAAGCAGGATACCAACGCCCCGCTCGAGGAGCTCGAGGAGGACTGGTGGGACATGGTCCCCGAGGACGTCCTCTCCGAGTGGATGGAGTGGGGCATCATCCTCGGTGTGGGCGTCGGTCGGATTGCGTCGTGGGAGCGCGTCGAGCAGCCGAGCGGAATCCGACTCATCCCCCACCGGGAGGACGGGACTCCCGGCTTCGACGTCATCCACCCATCGTCGCTTCGGTACGACCAGGACAAGCGCAAGTGGTTCGCTCGGCAGAAGGACGGCTCCGAGCTCGAGGTCACCCCCGGTGACGGAACGTGGCTGCTGTACACGCCGTACGGCAGCAAGCGTCCGTGGGCGCGAGGAGCGTGGCGGTCAGTATCGCGCTGGTGGCTCCTGAAGGAGTACGGCCGGGACGACTGGGGGCGCTATTCGGAGCGCCACGGGCAGGGCACGCTCGTCGGATTCCCGACCGACGAGGGGTCGACCAGGGAGCACCGCGACGAGCTCGCGAGCGACATCTCCGACCTCGGGCGGGACACAACGATCGTTACGCCGCCAGGCTACGATCTGAAGCTCGTCGAAGCTGTCGCCGACACCTGGGAGACGTTCCAGGCGCAGATCAACATGGCCAACGCGGCCATCGCGATTCGCATCCTCGGACAGAACCTCTCCACCGAGGTTCAGGGCGGGAGCTACGCCGCTGCGCAGGTGCACTCGGCGGTGGCGGCGGCCATCATCCGCGCCGACGACGAGACCAGCGCCACGACGATTCGGTCGCAGCTCATCTGGTGGTGGGCGGCGTTCAACTTCGGCGATGGACGCAAGGCCCCTTGGCCGAAGCGCGACACGACACCGCCGGCGGACACTGCAGCACTCGCCACCACGTGGGACAAGGCCGCTGACGCGCTGAAGAAGTGGCTCGGGTTGGGCGCTCCGGTGGACAAGAACGAGTACGCACGGACGTTCGGGATGCCTCTTGAGGAAGGGGCAGAGTGGGAGGAGTCGGAGCCAGCGCCGGTTCCGCCGCAGTTCGGAGGTGACGAGGATGCGTCGAACGAAGGGGACGACGCAGAGCCACAGGACGATGCGGAAGACGTCAAGGCGAGCCGTCGGCGTCCCGTCTGGGACGCGGTTGTCGCTGACGCTATGGCGGAAACTGAGCGAAGGCTCCACCAGGTGCTGCAAGCCGAAGTGCCACGCATCGTCGGACCCATCATTGAGGCGAAGCTGTCGGCGCGCTCTATCACCCTCGCCTCTGGCGACGACCCAGCCAAGGCGTCCGGCGTCATCAACGGCCAGCAGTTCGTTGACGACATCGCAACCGACGCTGCCCAGGTGACCGCCCGCGCCATCGAGCCCGACGTGGCGAAGCTGCTCGAGCTCATCGACGACCTCGAGGACGGGGACGATTGGCCGGAGCGTCTTCGGACGCAGCTCGCCGAGCACTATGGGCAGGTCAAGGACAACGCCGCATTCGAGCAACTCGCCCACAAGGCGACCATCTTGGCGGAGCTCGCGGGACGCGTCGCTGTCGTCGAGGACCTGTGAACGCACCCTGGGCCGCACCCACCGACGTCGAGGAGTTCACTCCCGCGGCGTCTTGGCTGCTCGGTCGAACTCCGGTCCGAAAGAAGGTTTGGGACCTGCTCGACGAACGGGCTCAGCGCAAGGCGTTCACCGTGGCCGGCGTGGCCCAAGCCGACGTGATTCGAGATGTCCTGCTCGCTCTCGACCGGGCCGTTGCCAACGGCGAGACGCTGGACGACTTCAAGAAACGTGTGGGTCAGCAGCTCCTCGATGCCTGGGCTGGGAGCGTCGTGAATCCGGCGTGGCGGGTGGAGTGCCTACCCGGGGACACCCTTGTGAGCGGAGGGGTGATAAGGGCAGCTCATCGACGGTGGTTCGAGGGGGCCCTTGTCGAGGTCGTCACCGCGTCGGGCCGCAAGTTCTCCGCAACCCCGAATCACCCAATGCTCACGCGCCGTGGATGGGTTGCCGCGGGCCAACTTCGCGAGGGCGACGATCTGATCGGCTACCGTGGGCAACAGCACCTTGGTACGCTGGGAGATAATCACGTAACAGCACCACCATCCACCATCTCGCAGATCTTCGGTGCGATTGCGCAGGTAGGCAACGTTGAACGGATTCACGGACGCAGTGACGACTTCCACGGCGACGGGGGGAATTGCGATGTCGATGTTGCGCGTCCTGCAAGGAACCTGAGCTTCGGGCAATTCGCCGCGCTGCGAGATCCAATCAGCGATCACGTCTTCGAACCGGCCAACCTTACGACTCCTAGATTCTGCGCCGCGTGCGGCCATCTGATCGTGGTCACGAAGCGTTGCGGCTTCTGCGACGCTGCGCCAGTGGAGTCCCGTAGACACAACGATGCGCCGGATGGTATCCTGGTGAACACCGAACGCGCCGCAAAGACTGTTGGCGCTTTCGCCGGAGACGTATCGCTGAACGATCTGTTCTCTAGGCAGGTCGGTTCGTTCTCGCGAGGGCCTGCCACCTCGCGCGAAGTGCAGTCTTCTGGCATCGCGCAGCGATCGTGTGAGCCCCTCGGAGGAGATCACGGAGGCTACCCATCCAGTGGAGGCGCCAACCTCCAATGCAACGCGCTTGATGCTGAGGCCAGAAATATAGAGTTCGATCACGTTGCCTCGCGTCGCTTCGTTCCATTTCGCGGACATGTGTTCAACCTCTCTACCGCGCACGGCTACTTCACCATCAACGGTCTGTACACAGGTAATACCATCTACCGGACGAACGTGCAACTCGCGTACAACGCAGGTCGGCACCAGCAGATGACGGAGCCAGCGCTCCTGAAGGTCCGGCCCTTCTGGCAATTCGACGCGATCCTCGACAATCGCGTGACGCTGATGTGCGAGCAGGCCGACGGAACGATCCTTCCGGCCGAACACCCTTGGTGGCAGACGAACTACCCCCCTCGGCATTTTGGGTGCCGCAGTGTAGTTCGCTCGATCCGCAAGTCACAGGCCGAGCGCAAGGGCATCACCAAGACTCCCTCGACGGAACCGTCGCAAGATGGGTTCGGTCTGACTCCGGATGCTGCAGAGTGGAAGCCGGACACGAAGAAGTATCCGCCGGAAATTCGCAAGGAGCTGGAGGCGAGGCTCAAGCGACTCGACAAGCGCCCGGTTCAGCGGACACCGAAGCCCGAGAAGGCGGAAGCCAGGCCGAAGCCCAAGTCGGGCGCGGGGCCGAAGCCTGAGCACACCGTCGAGCACTGGGAGAAGGAATTCTCGAAGTACGGCGACGCTGCGCGTGCGATGGCGTGGGGGAGAGCGGCCCAGGAACGGGGCCTCGACATGACCGCGAAGCAAGTCGGGGCAATCGCCAAGAAGCACGCCCTCGACAAGTACGACGGCCCGATGACCGGGGCTCTCGTCGATCGCGTCAGAGCGGTAGTCGAAGCGGCCAAGACCCACCCGGACAAGTCCGTGCGCGAGCTTCTCAAGGGCGACGATGGCAACGCAGTCGCATCGATCCTTGGGCACATCGCGAACATCGACTCAGCAAAGGGCACAGCCAAGGTCACGAATCGGCCCCGCAAGATGCCTGGACTCGATCGAGCCAAGGCGTTCTACGACGCGATGATGAGCAAGAAGCTCGACGGCCGGGCCCAGATCCGGTTCGTCAACGGACGGGCCTACTGCGATATCCGGATGTCCCCGCCTCGGGTCAACGCCAACGACCTGCGGTCCCTGATTCACGAATGGGGGCACGCCATCGAGACGCTCAACGCTTCGGTGCATAAGGCCGCAGTTGCATTCCTCGGAAAGCGGACCGCCGGCGAGGTTGCCAAGCCGCTGAGCGCGCTCACGGGGATCCCGTACGGGTGGAGCGAAGTTGCCAAGCCCGACAAGTTCTTCTCCGCCTACTGCGGGAAGATCTACCAGGCCGACGCGACCGAACTGCTCTCGATGGGAGCAGAAAAAGTGGCGACCGACCCGTTCTGGACTTACCGTGAAGACAGCGAGCACTTCTGGTGGGTGCTCGGTTGTCTTGGAGGCTACGCGTGATCCACAAGTGGGAGTTCGAGGACGGCACGACGGTGCGCTGGACGGACAAGGGTTCCGTCCTCGTGACCGGCCGGACTCCTCTCGCTGAGCGGGTCAGGGCGGGCGTGGAGCTCGGCTCTCCGGTCGACGTCGGAATGGCGCCCGGTGGCGATGTCCCACTCGACCTGCTGAGCGCATGGCTCATGCACCGCTTCCTCGACCAGCATGCCCGGCGAGTCGGAGTCCAGCTCGAAACCTCGACATACGCTCCGACCGACGCCGACATCCCTGCGGATGCCGTAGCGATCATCGCGAGAGACGCGGCCTGGGCTGAAGAAGAGCCCGACCCCGACGCCATCTACTGACCACCTGACGAACTGACGCTGAGAGCCCGCCCCGACCCGGCGGGCTTTTTCATGCCCGGAGTTGCAATGCTAAAGCGACGCTACTTGCTGGCGAAGAAGCTGGCAGGCAAGCCGCCCTCGGAGATTCGCATCTTCAAGGCCGGCGTGAATCCATCGTATACCGGCCCCATTGTGTTCGACGCCGAGGCGGCCGAAGCGGTGATGTCGGAATTCACCGCGCGAGGGATTCGGCTGCACTTCGACTACGCCCACGCTCGGCCGCACGCGTTGGATGTCGAGGACCCGGATCCGCAGCACCAGAAGGCGGCGGGATGGTTCGACCTCGAGGTTCGCGAAACCGACGACGGGCCCGAACTCTGGGCCGTCAACATCGAGTGGACACCTGCTGCTTACAAGGCAATCGAAGACAAGGAGTGGGGCTACTTCTCCCCATGGTGCATGGCCGAGGTCGAGACGGGCCGCGTCGTCGAGCTCCGGAACATCGCGCTGACGAATGACCCGGCAATGCTGGGCATCGAACCGCTGGTGGCCGACCGGCGCTCGGTGAAGCTGCAGGCCAGTCTGTCCTTTGAGGACATCAGCCGAGCGATCCGCAAGGCGCTCTCGATCAAGGTGGCGGACGAGTGGCCGTACATCGAGGCGGTCTACGACGACGTATTCGTGTACGAGCTCAACGGCAAGATGTACCGGCGGGGCTACTCGCTCACCGGACTCGAAGCCACGCTCGCTGACGAGGTGGAGGAAGTCCACCGCACCTACGAGCCAATCACCATGTCGCGCCGGCCAGCTCCACGCGACGAACGAACGCATTCGATCCGTGTGCGGAGTGCCACGGAAGACAACACCGTCCAAGCGACGGAGAAAGCCGGTTCCACCATGGAACGCACCGCTCTCATCTTGGCACTCGGCCTCATGGCCACTGCCACCGACAAGGACGTGTCCGACGCGCTCAACTCCCGGTTGAGCGTGCTCAAGACGCTCGAGACGATGACCCATACCGCCTCGCTCGACGAGGCAGTGTCCGAGGTCTCCCTCGCACTGCAGACGCGCAAGCGTGTGCTCGATGCGACCGGAGCCAAGACCGACAGCGAGGCCATTGGCAAGCTCGAAGGCTGGAGCGAGTCCGCCAAGAAGCTCGAGGAAGCCCAGAAGGACATCGTCAAGCTCGAGGCGGCCGTGAACGAGTCGAAGGTCGCCGGTCTCATCGCCAAGGGAATCGCCGACAAGAAGATCACCCCGGCGATGGAGAATTCCCTTCGCGACAAGGGGCTGGGCGATCCTGAGTGGCTGAAGGGTCACATCGAGACCATGCCCGTCCAACAGGCTCTCGCCTCCAAGACCAACAACACCGACGAGAGCGCCACCGGTCAGAGCGTCGCCGCCACGATCGCGGGCAAGAAGTGGGCGGAGCTCACCTACAAGCAGAAGGCCGATCTCTACCGGACCGATCGGAAGACCTACGAGGCTCTCAAGGCCGAACACCAGGCGCACACGGCCTGAGAAGGGATTGAAGACAGATGACGAAGCTTATTGATCTCGTCGTGCCCGAGGTGCTCGTGGAAGCCGTTGAGGCCACGTTCGCCGGCGGGCTTAATGCGCTCTGGGGAACCGGGGCGGTGGCCGTCAACAACACGTTCCCAGGGGGAATCAACGAAGTCGGCACGGAAGTGACCGTGCCGTACTTCGGGAGCATCGGCGAGTGGGAGACCATCTCCGACGGAGCCGCCTTCACCCCGCAGAAGATCACGCAGGAAGACGAGAAGGGGACCGTCGTCAAGATCGGCAAGGCGTTCTCGTCCACGGACTGGGCCCGCTTCGCCGGCGCTGGCGACCCCTACGTCGAGGCGGCCAAGCAGCTGCTGGGTGGCTTCGGCGCGGCCGTCGATCGGCTCGCCATCACTGGCGGCGTGGCGTCGCTGCCCGCGATGCTGACGGACATCTACAGCGCGACGACTCCTCGCACGCTCGACTACGACGCGGTTGTCGATGCTCGCGCCAAGTGGGGCGACGAGAGCGACGATATTGCGCTCATGGTTTCGCACTCCAAGGTCGAGTCCGACGTGCTCAAGCTCAAGGACGCGACGGGGCGCCCGCTCGTCACCGACGCCGCCAACGGCGGTCTGTCGAAGTTCGCCGGCATCCCGTGGGGCAAGAGCGACCGCGTCTCCGCATCGAGCGCGACCCCTCCGAAGTACACCACGATCATCGCCAAGAAGAACGCCATCGCGCTCTGGTACAACGGCAAACCCGTTGTCGAGGTGGGGCGCGACATCCTCGGCACTTCTGACATCGTGGTGGTCTCGACCTACGCGGTTGTGCATCGCTACAAGCGTATGCCCGGGAAGACCAAGCCCGGCATCGCTCTGCTCACCCACAACTGAGTCCGTCGTCACATGGGCAACGAATCGATGATCCTGCATCACCGGCGGGTGCTGACGATGCAGGCGCTGGCCGCGGATGAGGAGGAGTCGGAGCTCGGCGGCGTGTACCGTAAGGTGCGCGACGACATCTCCGGCACTCCCATCCCCGACGACTTCCCCCGTCGTGCGGACCTCATCACGGCCGGCTACGGCGCGGTCGAGGACCTGCAGGACGTCACCGAGGCCGAGCTCGCCGGGCGCGGATTGTCGCGCCGGGCGGCACGCGCCGTTCTCACCGCCCTTGCGGCACTGGAGACCTGATCATGGGCTCGTACAAGAACGAACGGCTCCACCGCATGGAGCACTACGACGAAATCGCCCTGGCGTCCGCCAAGTCCGTGAGCGGGGCCAGTGGCAACGGAGACACCGTCGAGGTGGGCACGAAGGGCACCCTGCTGCTCGACCTCACCTCCACCGCGGTGGGAGCCAATACCGCGCTCACCGTCACGGTCCAGACGTCGAAAGACGGGACGACCTGGCGAACGCTTGCCGCCTTCACAGCCCAGACCGAAGCCGGCACCGAGCGCAAGTCGTTCCCCGGCTGCGACCGGTACGCCCGGGCCAACTGGGCACTCGCTGGCGGCACCACGACTGCCACTTACTCCGTCAGCGGCGAAGCCGTCTGACCGTACGCTGAAGCACATCGACAATTCACGGCCGCCTCGCGGCTGAAAGGCACAGAAACATGTTCTCTCCGTATGGACTCCCCATGCCCGGGGCGCTGCTGGTCCTCGCCGTCGCGGCGGCCAGCACGGCCAACGTCGCGGACCTGACCGCGTGCTCTACGACCATGGACGGCATCACCCTCGTCGAGGGTGACCTTGTCCTGCTCAAGAACCAGACCACGGGCGCCGAGAACGGCGTGTACAGGGTTGGGAAGGTGGCTTCGTCCGAGGCACCTCTCACCCGCGTCGAGAAGCCCGACAACGTCATGAGCAACGGCGGCGGACTGCGTGTCTCCGTTCGCAAGGGCAGCGTCAGTGCGAACCTGGAGTACCAGCTGACGACCACCGGCTCGATC